ACTTGCCATTATGCTAGGTCTCCATTAACTTGATTATAAGTTCTAAAAGGGTCATCAACACTCAAACCACTATTCCAGTGATTTTGAATAAAGCTAGTTGAGTTTGTAGTTTCAAAACCCATGTGATTAAAACTGTTATTGTTTTCAAGTCTTTCTGACCCAAATGTTGGAGAATATTCTCCACTGCTCATAGCATTAGTAAATGAATATGTATAATCACCAGTACCATTGTCTACCACTCCAGAATAATTAAAACTATCCTGAATAGCATTAGTTGATGTTCCTTTGTAATTAATCCAAGCTTTTGCTAACCCTTGTTGTAGATTAGTCGTAGCAGAACCTTCGCCTTGAATAGAAATAGAACCTTCTGTTGACTTACCTTTTATAGTATCTACATTGAGTTGGCTTGTCATACAATGCTCCAATAACCATTAACAGTAACTGTTGCAGACTGTGTTATTGGCCCAGCACTCACGCCATTCTCATC